CACCCCAACACCGAGTTGGGCAAGAATAAAATAAGGCACTGTGCGGGGCTGAGCCCCGCATTTTTATACCCTTTTGCAGAAAAGTGTCCAATTTGGACACGGAAAGGAGAGGGGATGGCAAAACGAAGAAAAGTCATCCGGGCGGGGCGGCTGGTGTACGCAGCGGTGTATTCGACCGTGCACCCATCAGACAGCCCGGAAGCCAGGGCAGCCAAGACCAAGTGCTCGACGGCTGCGCGCCAGCGAATGAACATGAAATACGCCTGGCAGAAGCTCGAACTGCTGCTGGCGTCGAACTTCACGCCGCGCGATCTGGTGGTCACGCTGACCTATGACGACGATCATCTGCCGGATGACCGGGACGGCGCGGTGGATAAGATCAAGCGGTTCTGGGTGCAGCTGCGCAAGGCTCGCCGCCTGGCCGGTCAATCCCTGCGCTATGTCTATGTGACCGAGGGCGTGCACGGCGACAAGCGATTGCATCACCATGTCGTGATCGACGGCACGGGCGGGGACTTGGAAACCCTGCAAAGCCTGTGGCCGCACGGCGAGGTGCACATTGAGTATGTGGACGCCTACGGCTATGAGGCGCTGGCCAAGTACCTGACCAAGGAGCCGCGCGAGCACGGCTCACCGAACGGCCTGCGCAGCTGGACGCCCAGCCGGGGACTCAAAAAACCCGAACGGGAAAGCGGCTGGGTGCCGGATGACGTGACGCTGTGCGCACCGCCGGGCGCGACCGTGCTCGACAGCGACAGCATGGTCAATCAGTGGGGCGAGGTCAAGTACCTCAAGTACCTGCTGCCGGACAGACGGCCGGAACGCAAGACACGCCCAAGACGGTCGAAACCGAGGAAAACAGCATAAGGTCTTATATTTTTCGGGCTTGAAACCCAGTATATCTTATGGAACACAATGGAGAATGCGTGCGCGGGCGCTTTACGAGGAGGGCGAGAGCGTGTATAATAGAGACAAGAGAATAAGGACTGACGAAAACGGAAAGGTCTGGATCTGCTGCCCGAAGTGCGGCAAGAAGTTCATGCCAGTCCGACCGGGCACGCGGCTGATTGAATTCCCGCTGCTGTGTCGTCAGTGTAAGCAAGAGTCCGTCATCGACTATGATGGCGTGAGCCTGAGCCAGAGAGCCTGAGCCGACTAACGAGAGATGCACCAAGTGTGCGTCTGCGTTGGTTGGCTCTTTTTGTTTGCCCAAAAACGAGGAGGTGGGTCGAAATGGCCGAATGGAAAAGCCTAGATGTCCTGATCTGTGAATACACCGAGGCTCAGCGCCGCTTGGAAGAGGCGATCGGGCGCAACCGTGCGCAGGCGGCCGAGAGCCGCAACATCGTCCAGCGTATGCGACTTGACCGTGCGTGCGAGGTCATGCGGCTGGAACTTGCCAGCCTGACCCGTCGCATCATCGAGATGCAGCAGATTATCCGCGAGCGCGGCAGCCATAAGCATGGCGCGGTCTGGCCGGACTGTGACTGTCCGGGCGGCAAGGGGGCGCGGCATGGCGAGTAAACCGCTCAGACCCTGCCGTGCACCGGGATGCGCCAACCTGACGCGCGAGGGCTACTGCGACCAGCACCGCGGCCTTGCCAAAGCACGCCGGACGAGTGCCGCATGGCACGACTGGTACAAGTTGCGGGTCTGGACACGCCAGCTGCGGCCGCAGCAGCTCTTACGCGAGCCATTCTGCCGGGTGTGCGCTGCCCAGGGCAAGCGCGAGCGTGCGACCGAGGTCGATCACATCACGCCGCACCGCGGGCGCTGGTCGCTGTTTGTAGACCCTGCCAACCTGCAAAGCCTGTGTCACACCTGCCACAGCGCGAAAACCATGCGTGAACTCAACGCATCCATGCAGGAAAACGGCTGACGCTGGCTACGTCACGCGCGACGCCTGCGCACGCGGCCGACCTGCGCCTGTGCGCGGGCGGTCTCTCAGGGAGTAGCCCGGGGTCAAAAAAGTTTTACTTGGGAAAAATGGACAGAACCGCGTGGCCTTCTTCCCCTCGAAAATATCCCGCATCAAGCAACCCAAAGGAGGTGAACGCAGATGCCGACACCGGTGAGCCGCACCGAGAACATGACGCGGCACATGACAAACGAAGAGCGCGAAGCGCGGCTGGAAGCCGAGCAGAGTATCCAGCGCGACGAAGTGACCCTGACCTGTCCAAAGTTCGTGTCCGATACGACGGCGAAGAAGTTCTGGAATCAGACCATCGAGCGCATGGAGGGCATCGAGCTGCTGGACGATCTGGACAGCGAGGTGTTGGGCCTGTACTGCGTGCAGCTGTCGCGCCGCAACGAGCTGGAGCGGCTGCGCAAGAGCGCGGTCAGAGCCTACAACAAAGCGGTCAAGGCGGACGACAAGCACGCGTCCGACTTTCTCGACCAGGCGGCAAGCCTGGCAAAAACGATTGCGACGCTCGAGCGCCAAATCCTGCAATACGCCGACAAGCTGGGTCTGACCCCGTCCGGCCGGTTCCGTATTGCGCGCCGCCGGGCAGAGAACCAGATTGCCGACCCGGACGAGGATTTGTTCGGATGAGGGCGCGGTGCTGGCGGGATTGCCCGTTTATGAATGAAATGGGGGCGTGCGCCCTAACCCTGCGCCGTGCCACGGCTGCAAAGGTGTGTCCCCAGCGCAAAGCCGCAAAAGCGGTGTCCAAATTGGACACAAGGAGGAAACCATGGAACACAAAACCCACTTTGTTGTAGAGACCCTGCCCGATACCTGCCGCGCGTGCGACATGCCCGACCCCTACGGCCTGCGCTGCACGCTGACCGGTCAGCCCGCAAGCGGTGTTACGCGCCCGGCGCACTGTCCGCTCGAGTGCCTTGCTGACCTCATCCGGGGGAGGGATGCCCCGTGAGAAAATCGACCGGCCTGCACCATGCGTGCGCGGTCTATGCCAAGCAGGTGACGCAGGGCAAACTGCGGCAATCGTGCTGCAAATGGGAGATTTTAGCCTGCCAGCGCCATCTGGATGACCTCAAACGACAGGGCACCGATGATTTCCCGTGGATTTTTGACGAGACCCGTGCCGACCGCATTGTGCGCTGGTTCCTTAAGTGCCCGCAGGTGCGCGGCCCGCTGGCCGGTCAGCCCATCCGGCTGTTGGACTGGCAGGTGTTTGACCTGGGCGTGACCTACGGCTGGGTGCATCGTGACACCGGTGTGCGGCGCTTCAACCGCACCTACAACAAGCGCGGGCGCGGCAACGTCAAGAGCACGGAAAAATCCGGTCAATGCCTGTATCACATGTGCGCCGACGTGCTGTACCCACCCTATCAGCCCGAACTTGCCGAATTTGAGATGGAACCCGAGGTCGAGTGCGCGGCGGTAGACCGCGAGCAGGCCAAGCGCGTCTATGGCGACGCCAAAAAGATCGGGGCAAAGTCTCCCTCTATCGCAAAGCGCATGGTCATCAAGAAAACCATCGCCTACCACCGCACGCGCGGCGGCCTGATGCGTCCGCTGTCCAAGGACACAAAAAACAAGGACTCGGGCGCACCGTCCTACTTCGTCGTGGACGAGTACCACGCGCACGAGACCTCAGAGATCTATGATCTGGGCTTTAACTCGTTCGGTAAGCGCCGTCAGCCGCTTCTGGACGTCATCACGACGGCGGGCGACGACGCGGCGCACAAGCCGTGCTACAAGGAAGAGGAATACTGCAAGCGTGTGCTGCAAGAACCCGAAACGCAGGACAAGGAGCAGCGGTATTTCATTATGATCCGCGAGATCGACGACGGCGACAACCCGCACGATAAGCGCTGCTGGGTCAAGGCAAACCCCATTTTGCGAGGGGCTGACCTGTACGCCGAGACGCTGCGCAGCCAGATCGAGAGCGAGTATGTGACCGCCTACGAGTCGGGCGACCCGGAGAAAATCCGCAAGTTTCTGACCCGCCGCATGTGCCGCTGGCAGGCGGCGAGCGTCAACCGATACTTTGACGAACGGCTTTTGACCTTGGCGCGGGCGGCGATGGTGCCGCGGGCGGAATTTGCCAAACTGACCGACGGCAAGCCCTGCCACTGTGGTTATGACCTCGGCAAGCGGGTCGATCTGACCGGCGCGGGTGCGGTGTGGGCGCTGCCAGACGGACGGTTTGCGGTCAAGATGCAGGGATTCCTGCCAGAAAATCGGGCATCCTGGCACGAAAAGACCGACCGCGTGCAATATCTGTCGTGGGCAGAGAATGGATATGTCACGCTCACGCCGGGCGACGTGACCGACAACAGCTATGTGAACAACTGGATTTGCGAGGGCGAGCGGGAACATGGCTGGCAGGTTGAGGAGATCGACTACGACGGCCACAACGCGACCGACCTTGCCATCCAGATGCGCGAGGAGCGCGGCGAGGACAAGGTGGTCGAGATTGCGCAGACCTGCGCCGGACTCAACCAGGCAACCAAGCGCTTCCGTGAATTGCTCTTGCAAGGCAAGCTGGTCATCGAGTACAGCCCGCTGGCGCTATGGTGTATGAGCAACGCCATCGAGGTGGTCAACAACTTCGGAGACATCAAGCTCAGCAAGCGCCACAAGGACGACTCGGAACGCATCGACCCGCTGGCGGCCACGCTCAACGCGTTGGCGCGGCTGCTCGTGCGCATCGACCAGCCCAAGAAACGCACACTCGCCGAGAAAATCGCGGCTGGCGACTTCGGCATGTGAGAAAGGAGACAACATGCGCAAACTTTGGGGATTTGCCTCGGATGCCTGCATCGTGGCGGGGGCGCTGTGCATCCAGCACGCGGCCTTTTTGATCGCGCCCGCGCTGGGCTTCGCCGTGATCGGCGGCATGTTCTGGCTGGCAGGCTGGCTGTTCGCCGCCAAACCACCGGATGACGACAAAGGGAGGGATGCACCTTGATTGTAGATACCCTGTTCCGCCGGGCGCGGAACGCAGGCGCACCGGTGAGTGACCCGGTGCTGACGATGGCCGACCCGACCGGCTGGGGCGTGAATCTCGTGGGCGGTACACCGTCGCCCGACAGTGCGCTCAAGCTCAGCGCGGTGTTCCGTGCGGTGGACGGTATATCCAATTCAGTCGCCAAGCTGCCGCTCTACCTCATGGACGGTGTGACACGCGAGCGGGTGACCGATCACCCGGTTTTGCCGCTGCTGACCATTCGGCCCAATGAGCTGATGACGGCGGCAACCTTCAAGAAAATGCTGGAAACCGAGCGGCTGCTGACCGGCAACGGCTACGCCTATATCGTGCGCGACTCGGTGACGCTCGAGCCGGTGGAACTCATTCCGCTGCAAAATGAGCTGGTGAATCCGTGGCTGGACAGCGCGGGTGCGCTGTGGTACATGGTGCGTATGCCGCGCACCGGACGGGTGTACAAGCTGCCGCCCGCCGATGTGCTGCACTTCAAGGGCTTTTCGCGGGATGGCATCGAGGGCATTTCGGTCTTGCGGTACGCCGCCGAGGTCATCCTGACCGGACGGCAGGCGCAGCAGTACGAGATGAACTACTACGCCAAGGGCACGCAGGTGCCCGGCGTGCTCACGACCGAGACCGACCTGTCAAAGCCGAACCGTGATGCCATCCGGGAAGAGTGGGAGCGCATTCACAGCGGCGCGGACAACGCCTTTCGCGTGGCTGTGCTCGACCTGGGCACCAAGTATCAGCCCATCGGCATCACCAACAAGGACAGCCAGTTCATCGAGTCCAAGGGGGTCACGGTCGAGGACATCAGCCGGTTTTTCGCCATGCCGCTGTACAAGCTCAATGCCGGAAAACAGTCGTATTCATCGAATGAACAGAACGCCATCGAGTATGTAAACGACACCCTGATGCCGGTCTTGACCCAGTATGAGCAGGAATACACCTACAAGCTGCTGTTTGAGAGCGAACGGCGGCAAAACCTGCGCATCCGGGTCAATCAGAACGCCGAACTGCGCGGAGACTTGGCAGCCCGAGCCAACTGGTACAAGGTCATGCGCGAGATCGGCCCGTATTCGGTCAACGATGTGCGCGCGCTGGAGGATCTGCCCGACGTACCGGGCGGCGACACCCGCAATGCGTCGCTCAATTATATCCCACTCGAACGGTTCGACGAGTTATCCGTGGCACGAAACAAGGGAGGTGAGAAAACGTGAGAGTATCCGTAAACGGCATGATCGCGTCGGACGAGGACGCGGGCATCGTGCGCTTTTTCGGTCTGGACAAGGTGTTCCGCATGGTGTGCCCGCAGGACATCCGGGACGCGATCGCAAACACCCCGCCGGGGGACACGCTGACGCTGGAAATCAACTCAGGCGGCGGCAGCCTGTACGCCGGGTTTGAGATGTACAGCCTGCTCGTGGCCGCTGAGGTGCCCACCCGCGCCGAGGTGCAGAGTCTTGCCGGGTCGGCGGCATCCATCCTGCTGGCAGGCGTGCAGACCGCCTGCTGCACGCCGGTCGGACAGGTGATGATTCATCTGCCCAGCACGGTGACCGAGGGCAACGAGGTTGCCCACCGCGAAAGTCTGGGTATGCTGCAAGCCGCGACCGAGAGCATCATCAACGCCTACGCCGCCAAGTGCGGGGGCAGAATCACCCGCGCTGCGCTCAAAGCCAAGATGAAGGCCGAGACCTTTCTGACCGCCGACGAGGCCAAGGAAATGGGCCTCATCGACCAGATCATCGGGCAGAACAGCCCGATCACACCCGCGCAGGTCATGAACTGCATGGGCGGCGGTCTGATGAATGGCGGTCTGCCCGACATGGACAAGCTGCGCGAGGCTTACGCCAAGGCGCACACCCAGTCGGAACCCACACCGGACGAAACACACACGCGCGCCGAGGCCCAGCTTGCGTTGGAGCTTACGCGCATTATCTGACAACAAGGAGGAACACCCCTTATGGCAAACTTACACCAGAAACTGTACGACTTAAAGCACGAGCGTGCGGGCTTTCTGAAGAACGCACAGGACGCGCTGGGTCGCGATGATATGAACGCCTACAAGACCGCCATGGATCAGGCCGCGGCGCTGGTTGACCAGATCGACGCGCAGCAGGCGCTCATCAACGAGATGGCGCGATACCAGGACGGCGAGTCGCAGGGCGGCATCCAGCCCCAGCAGCGCGACCAGCTGCCGAAGTCCGTGACCGACATGCTGGCCTCGCGTGAGTATGCCCGCACCTTCTGCATGGCAATGCGTCTGGGTCTGAACCCGATTGTGAACCGCGGCGATGAGCGCATTTCCATGCTGATGAACGCCTTGCAGGAGACCGGCGGCAGTCCGGAGGGCGCAGACGGCGGCTTCCTGGTGCCGGCCGATATGCAGACCCGAATCCACGAGGTGCGCCGTCAGCAGGTCGCGCTTGCCGATTACTTCACCACCGAGGTGACGAACAGCCGCACCGGCTTCCGCGTCTACGACACCACGCCGACCAAGGGCTTTACCAAGGTTGCCGAGATGGGCAACATCGGAAAGGACGACCAGCCCAAGTTCCAGCGCGTCGATTTTACCGTCGAGGACTACGCGCTCATCGTGCCGCTGTCCAATGACCTGCTGGCCGACGAGACCGCGGGTCTGATGATGTATCTGGCGAATTGGATGGGCCGCAAGGCGGTTCTGACCGAGAATATTAACCTGCTTGCGCTGCTGGCTGCGCTGTCCGCGACCGACATCCCGGCAGGCGAGGAAATGAAGGGCCTTAAAACGGCGCTCAATACCGGCCTTGACCCGGCAATCTCGCAGACTTCGGTCATGGTCACCAACCAGTCGGGCTATAACGTGCTCGACAACATCACCGACAAGAATGGCCGCTACCTGCTCCAGCCTGACCCGACCCAGCCTAAGCGCATGCTGTTCGGCGGCCGCCCGGTCGTTGCCCTGTCCGACTCGCTGCTGGCAAACGACAGCGAAAAGGCGCCGGTCTACATCGGTGACCTCTCGCAGTACGGCACGCTCATTCGCCGCCAGAACATGGAGCTTGCCACCACCAACATCGGCGGCAGCGCGTGGGGCACCAACTCGACCGAGGCGCGCGCCATCATGCGCATGGACGAGATCAAGACCGACGGCGCGGCGGCGCTCAAGCGCACACTGTCCCTGACCGGTGCGGGCGCATGATCTGTGCGCTCGCGGACGTCAAGGCGTACATGCAGGTGACGGATGACGGGGATGACGCACTCATTACGACGCTGATCGAGGCGGCCGAGGGCTATCTGGCCGACGCGGGCATCCATCCGGGCGAACCGGTAGACGCACGCTATGCGCTCGCAGTGTCCGCGCTGACCCTGCACTGGTATGACAACCGGCAGGCGGTAGATACAAACCTCACCGATCTGCCGCTCGGCCTGCGTCAGGTCATAAACCAGCTCAAAGCCAAGGGGGTGAGAGGAAGTGAAGCATAACGCCGGAATCTTACGCGAGCGGGTGCATTTGCTGACTCTCAGTGAGCAGCCGGACGGCTGTGCCTGGCAAAAGACCGCTGCCTTTCGGGCGGCGGTCAGCTATCCCAAGGGCAGCAACCTGTTTTCCAAGGTTGGCATCGGCGTGCGGTCGGTGCAGCTCAAACTGCGCCGACGCGATGACCTGACCCTGCACCATGCCATGCTGCTGGACGGTCAGCACCTGTTTTTGACCAAGATCGATCTGGATACCGACCGGCTGTATCAGACGGTCGAGGCGGCAGCCATCACACCGGTTCTGTGCGCGGTCAGCCGCAAGGAGGTCACGACCGACGCACGCCATAACCGTCCGACCCTGACCGAGACCAAAGTTTACACGTTCCCGGCCTGCATGACCGAAAAATACCTGAAATTTGACAGCCTGACCCCGCAGGACGTGACCGAGACCACCTATGTGCTGGTCACGCCCAAGGCGGTGGCGCTGCGCATGGGTGAGGTCGTGACGATCGGGGAGGACGCCTTTTGTGTCCAAATTGGACACACGTTAGACCCATACAAGAACGAGTACGAAGTGATGCGCAAGGAGGATGCGTAATGCAGGAAATCAGCCGCGACCTGCGGCGCTTGTCCGAGCGCATGCAGCAGATTGTCCGGGATGCACCCGACCAGCAGCGTGCGCTGCATGAGCGTCTGGGTGAGACTTTGCTGGACGATGTGCGCCATCGCGCACCGATCAGCGTCAAAGGTCACGATCTAGGCCATGGTGAATACCACGAGCGCGGCACGCTGCGCCGGTGGCAGACCAAGTACATCGGCTCGAAGGGCGGCTATGCGGCCATCCGTGCGGCTGAGACACCCAAAGGCGTGAACGGTGCGGGCGCCATTACCAACTACGTCGAGAATGGTCATCGCGTTGGACGCGCTGGGTATGGTGTGAGCGCTCGTACACGTCGGCGCAGGCGGCAGTACGGTATGATTCCGCCTTTATCCTTTGTCAATGGCCGTGGATTCTACCACAAAGCACACGCGGCGGCCGCTCGCCTGTTGACCCAAGCCGCCGAGCGATGGGCGGACGAGATCGCGAGGGAGCTGAGCGAATGACCACACAGAAAGACATCATGGACGCGCTCAACGACCTGACTGCCCAGTGCTTCCCCGGACGCACGACCTACCGCGACGCGTGGCCCGAACAGTTCACGCGTCCAAGCCTGTTTTTGGTGGCCGAACCACGGGAGGAGATCGGCGGCAACCGGTATACGGTGGAACTCAAGCAGGTATTCGGTGTGCAGATCAACGACGCAGTCGATGACCACTACGAGGCCGACACCGACCGGCTGAGCGAGGAGACCGACCGCCTGATGGAAGAACTCAGTCTGGGCGTGCTGCCGGTGGGTGACCGTGCGCTGCACATCGACAAGCTGGCAAGTGAGCGCGTCGAGGCTGCGTCTGTGATCAAGGTGACGCTGCACTGGTTCGATGACCGCCCGCAGCGCAAGACCGAGCAGCCGCCTGCGGCAAAGGGTCTGGACATCGTCACACAAGTAAGAAATAACGGAGGAGGAACCGCATGAAATTACCCTCGATTACCATTGCATTTCAGACCGCGGGCATCGCGGCTATTGAGCGCTCGCAGAAGGGCACGGTCGCACTTTTGCTGCGCGGCAGCGAGGAAGCTGCCAAGACTTACACGATCTATGACGCGACCGACATCCCGGAGGGTCTGAGCGCGGACAACAAGGCTTACATCAGCCGTGCGCTGATCGGCTACACCAAACCGCCCCAGAAGGTGCTGGTGCGCGTGGGCGCATCCACCGAGGACGATCTGACCGAGGGTCTTGCCTACCTTGCCACACAGAAGTTTGACTATATGGCAGGCCCGCCGGACACCTCGAGCGAGGAAGCGCAGGCGGTGGCGACCTGGATTAAAAACCAGCGCGACAACAACCACGCGATCTATAAGGCCGTCCTGCCCGATACCGGGGCCGATCACGAGTGCATCATCAACATGACCACCGACGACTGTGACCTGGGCGACGACGCACACACCAAGCTGAACGCCGCGCAGATGTGCAGCCGTATTGCAGGTCTGATCGCGGGTACGCCCATGAAGATCTCGTGTACCTATGCCCCGCTGCCCGAGCTTGCCGACTGCGCACGCCTGACCCGTGAGGAGGGCGACGCGGCCATTGCGGCGGGCAAGTTCATCCTGATTCACGACGGGCAGAAGGTCAAGGTTGGCCGCGGCATCAACTCGTTTGTCACCACCATCGACGGCAAGGGCACGGCGTTTCAGAAGATCAAGATCGTCGAGTGCATGCACATGATGGAGCAGGACATCCGCCAGACGGCAGAGGACAGCTACATCGGCAAGTACCCGAACAGCTACGACAACAAGTGCCTGCTGATGACCGCCATCGATGGCTATCTGGAGCAGCTCTATAATGACGACCTGATCGCCGAGGGCTGGACGGTCGAGATCAATCTGGAAAAGACCCGCGCCTACCTCAAGAGCATCGGCGTGGACGTGTCCGCCATGATCGACGATGAAATTCGCCGCGCGGACACCGGCGACAAGGTGTTCATCAAGATTTCGGTCACCATCCTGGACGCCATCGAGGAGATCGACATCGAGGCCAACATTTAAGGAGGATAACATGGATTCTGCAAAGAGAGTCATTTCTGGTACCTGGGGTGAGGTGTGGATTGACGGCGAGCTGGTCGCCGAGTGCACCGCCTGTCAGGCCAAATATACCTACAACAAGGAGACCGTGCCCATGTGCGGGCAGATGGCCAACGACAAGAAGGTGGTCAGCGTAGACGGCACCGGCTCGATCACGCTCAACAAGGTATACAGCCGTATGAGCGAAAAAAGCGACATGATCCTGCAGGGCCGTGACGTGCGCTCGACCATCATCACCAAGCTGGCCGACCCGGACGCCTACGGTGCCGAGCGTGTGGCCATCTATAACGTGTCCTGGGACGACCAGACGCTTGCCGACTGGTCTCAGGGCAAGCTGGGCACGACCACCCATCCGTTCACGTTCACCCGTCACAAGTTCCTTGACAAGATCGACCCCGCATAAAGGAGGATTTTATTTATGTCTACCACCATTGAGACCCTGCTGGCACTGACCCTGCCCGAGCCCAAGACCGAAACGGTCACCATCCCGCGCCTCGTGATGCCGGACGGCAAGCCGCTCACGCTCGAGCTGCGTCAGCTCACCTTTAACCAGGTTGCAGACCTTCGCGCACGCAACCGGGATTTTGCTGTACATACCGTGCTTGCAGGCGTGAAGGCGCCCAACCTGCGCGACCGGTCGCTGCGCGAGCATTTTGACGCTGAGACCCCGGCAGAACTGGTCAAAAAGCTGTTTTCGGCGGGCGAGATCGAGGAGCTGAGCATGCGCATTTCCACGCTGTCGGGTTACCATCGTAAGACGGTCGAGCTTGTCGAGGACGTACAAAAAAACTGACCACGGACGGCGACGCAGACCTGATGTATTATCTGTTTAAGCATCATCACGTGCTGCCGTCCGAATTCCAGACCATCCCGCGGGGCGAGCGCATCGTCCTGCGGGCGATGGCCTTGCAAGAGATCGAGGACAGAAAGGGGTGAGGACGGATGCCAGATGTTAGCATTATGGTGTCGGCGCAGGACAATTTCTCGACCGCCATCAACCGGATGCAGCAGGCGGTCAAGCCGTTTACACGCGACGTGGACGGTTTGCAGCAGACACTCGATCAGCTGAACGCCAACCGAGTCAGCCTGCAAGTCGACGTAACGGACGCCAGCCGCGCACTCAAGACCGCCCAGCGCGAGTACCAGAACCTTGCAAAAGAGGCGCAGCGTGCCCAGGACGCCATGGATAACGCTGCGACGCCGGAGGAGAGAAACACCGCTGCCCAGCGGCTGACCGAACTGAATACCGCTCTGGGACAGTCCCAGACGCGCGTGCAGTCGGCGCAGATGCAGTATAACCAGCTGCGCGACAATCTGGGCGCGGTATCCCGTCAGGCGCAGCGCACCCAGCGCGACATTGAGAACCTGTCCCGCGGGGAGGAAAACCGTAACCGCTTGAACCAGCAGCAACAGCAAGACCAAGACCCGGCACAGCCTAGCCGTTGGCAGACCCTCCAGCAGGGCTTTAACCGGCTGGCCGAAGCCGGGGCCGTGCAGATGGTAGGCGACGCCGTGACCGACATTGCAAACACTTTTGTGTCCTCGGCCTACGGCACGACCGGCAGCACGTTGTTTTCCTCGACACTGAGCGGCGCGACCTCGGGCGCTGCCATCGGTACGGCGATCGCGCCCGGTGTGGGCACGGCGGTCGGCGCGCTGGCAGGCGGTGTGATCGGTCTGGCACAGGGTGGCACGCAGGTGTACGAGCAGAAGGACGAGGCCTTTAAGTCCTACGTGCAGGAGTCCACCGAGAATGCCCTGGCAAAACAGACGGAAATGCTCAGTACAGGCTCGGCCATCGCCGCCCAGCGTGAGACCGACCAGATTTCTTTCAATACGCTGTTCGGTTCGGAGGATATTGCCAGTAAGTTTCTGTCCGATCTGCGCACGGTCGCTGCTCGAACCCCGTTCGAGTATAACGACCTGACCGGCATGTCCAAGATTCTGAACACCTACGGTTACGATGAGAACCATATCCTGCCGACGTTGGAAATCGTCGGCGATGCAGGCGCGGCACTCGGTATGGCTGCCCAGGACATGAACGAGGTATCCACCGCGATCGGTCGCATGAACGCGACCGGCAAGACCTCACTCGAGTACATCAATCCCTTACAGGAACGTGGCATTGACGCCGTCGGCGCACTGGCGGAAAACTATGGTGTATCCAAGGGTGACATCTATGAAATGATCTCGGACGGCGAGATCGCGGGCGAGGAAGCCGCGCGCGTGATTTTGCGATCGATGGCAGACAGCTTTGCAGGCGCGATGCAGAACCAGAGTCAAACCATGAGCGGCTTGCAGTCCACGCTGGAGGACGCTCAAGCTGAGCTGATGAACGCTGCTGGTGCGGCATACAATGAGAACCGCAAAGAGGACCTGCAAGCACAGATTGACTTTCTGGGCGGCGAGACCGGCGTGGAAATGCAGGAAGCTTATGCACTCATGGGAGAATGGCAGGCTGAGCTAGAGAACACAAAGAACGAAATCTACCGAGAGACCATGACCGGCGTGATGGAAGGTGTCATTCCGGACTTTGATAATCCTGAGCTGGAAGCCCAGATACAGGATATGGCAAACCGCTATGCCGAATTGTCTGCACAGGCAGAGAGCGGAAACGAAGAAGAACGCCGAGAAGCCCGCGCGCAGATGGGCGCATTGCTGGCCGAAGCCGAAGTGCTGGCGCAGAATGTCTACATGGAGTCCGAGGGTAAGGATTTGTCTATCGCGGCCGAGTTGGGACTGATTGAAAATGTGCAGGCTTCTTCGACAGGAGCATGGGAGAATGCTGGTTGGCAGAGCGGACAGGCATATACACGAGGACTTGCCTCGGCTATTCGGCAATTTTCACCTTCAACGGAGGATACAACGCCAACTTTAACGCAGTCAGGCTCAACAGGTGGCGGTACGCTGGGAGGTGGATATATTTCCTCGCGCGGTACTTCTACCGGTAGCAGTAACGCCTTTGGTCTGAATCGCGTCCCTTACGACGATTATCCGGCGCTTCTGCACGAGGGTGAGCGCGTACTGACCGCCAGTCAGGCGCGGGAACAGGATGCCGCAAAGGCCCCTGCGTCCGGTGGCCAAATTGTCATCACTGGCAACTCGTTTTCGGTGCGCGACGATTCAGATATCCAGAAGATTGCAGCCGAGCTTTTGCACCAGATTCGTCTGGCGCAGATCACGCGCAAGCCGTAAGGAGGTGGGCAGTTGCTGCGCAAATTCATCTTTCACGATGTGGCGAGCGGGCAGGAAATCATTCTGCCCGTCACCCCATCGAGCTACCAGGTCGAGACCGGCCAGGGCGTGCAGGTGGTCAACCTCACCCAGTTCGGTGACTACGCGCTGGCGGGTTTCCCGTCCATCTACGCGTTTACGCTCGAGTGCATGTTCCCGGCGCAAAAGTATCCCTTTCTGACCCCGGGCGCACAGCCGCAGCCGAACACCTATATTACCTTTTTCGAGCGGGCGGCAAACGAAAAGCTGGTGCTGCGCTTTGTAGTATCGGACACGCTGGTGTCGCGTGAGGTGCTGGTCGAGTACATCCGCTACGGCGAGCAGGACGGCACAAATGACGTGTACGCCGTGCTCTCGCTCATGCCTTATCGCCGCTTGCAGCTGACCTCGTCCACGTCCATCCGCATCGACGAGGAAGTACAGGGCGCAGCGCGTACCGGGGACGCACCCACGGTCACCCAGCAGTCGTACACCATCCAGTCGGGGGATACCCTGTGGGGCATCTGCCGTAAGTTCTACGGCGACGGTACGCTGGCCTACAAGCTGGCAGACTACAACGGCATCAAAAACGCCAATCTGATCTACGACGGCGACACGCTCAAACTGCCCGAAAAGTCTCTTTTGACGGGAGGTTGACCGGATGCAGCTGACCATGCAAAACGACGACGGCACCTATGACATCACGAACATGGTGCAGTCCATGACCTTATCGGGCGATCTTGACAGCTGCTGCCGCACGCTGGAGTTTTACACCATCGCGTCGCCAAATGACCCGAATTTGCCCTATGTGTTCATCCCGGTGGGCGGTGTCCTTGACCTGTACGAGCAGGACCAGCACATTTTTCACGGACTGGTCGAAGAAAAGTCCAAGGCGACCGATGACACCGCCATGCGCGTGACCGCCTTTGACTTCGGCTTGTTCCTCAAGGAAAACGAAGCCACTTACCGCTTTGACGGCGAGACCGCCGACGCGATCACGACCACTGTGTGCACCCGGTTCGGCGTGCCCATCTGGTCGCTGGCCGCGCCCGGTGTGCCTATCCGCCGCCGGTTCAACAGCCAGCCCATCTACAAGATCATCGACACGGCCTACACGCTGTCGAGCGAGCAGACCGGCAAAAAGTACGTGCAGCGCTTTCGCGGCGCTGCCTTGCAGATCGTCGAGCGCAAGGAAACTGCCGACATTCTGGTCAGACCGGGTCTGAACCTCAAGCGTGCGGAATATGGCCAGAGCGCCGAGGGCATGGTAAATCATGTCGCCATCATCGACGAGGACGGCAAGACGGTCGATCTGGTGCAGGATTTGGACGCGGTACACCAGTACGGCATGCGTCACCGTGAGGTCAGGCAGGAAAAGGACAGGGATGCAAAGAGTGAAGCCGAAGCGCTGCTCAAAGACAACGCCCTGCAAAACACCTGCTCGGTCACCATTCTGGGCGACGCACGGCTGATGACCGGCGACACCATCATGCTGCAAGAGCCGTACACCGGCCAGTTCGGCGTATTCTGGGTGGACGGCGACACGCACACTTGGAGCAAGGGCACTTACGAGACCAAGCTGACGCTGTCCTATCAGGCTGAGATGCGCGAGGGCGACGCGGGCGAAGAAGAGGAGGAAGACGACGATGGATAACACATACAGCGGTCTTGCAGCCGCTATGAACCCCAGAGCCGACCCGACAGACGGGTTTGCAATCGGTTTTGTGACCGCACTCGCGCCGCTGACCGTGCAGATGGGCGATCAGACCTATTACGGGGACGAGATCACGGTCGCGCGGCAGCTGATCGAGCGCACCGAGGAAGTGACGCCGGTTTCGTGGCAGACCAGTCCCCAGACCTGCACGGCAAGTCACGCGCACGACATTCCGCAGAATCGGGTGCAGCTCATCATCCATAGCCCGCTGCGCACCGGTCAGCGCGTACTGATTCTGCCCAAGGCTGACCAGCAGAGCATTTACCTCGTGGATATTCTGCCGTAAGGAGGGACACATGGCACAGATTTTTCCCTTTTTAGACCCGCAGGCGGTGACTGTGCCCGTCCGGACGCTGCCGGTTGCGCGGGAAATCAAATGGGACTTTGTCCGCGACCGTCCGGTGTATCGGGGCGGTCAGCCGGTCTTTGTCGAGCGTGCCGAAGCGGTCGCCGTGTGGGCGTGGAACGCGCTGCATACCGAGCGCTGGCGCTGGCCGCTGTTTACCGGGAATTACGGCAGCGAGATCGACAGCCTGATCGGCCAGACGTGGTCGGAGGACTACAAACGCGCCGAGGTGCGGCGGTATGTGACCGAGTGCCTGATGGCGTCGCCCTACGTCAAGCGGCTGGATAATATGACGGTCGACTTTTACGCGGGCAAACTCACGGTCAAATTTGACCTTGTGAGCATCTACGGCATGGTACAGATGGAGGTGAGCGACCTTGTATGAGGATATGACGCCCGAGCGCATCCAAAAACAGATCAGAGAGCGCACGGACGCCGATTTTTTGACCGGTGAGGGCAGTTATTTCGAGCTGCACACCAAGCCGGTCGCCTATGTGCTCAGCGAGTTCTATCACAAGCTGGACGCACAAATCCCGATCTCGTTTGTAGACGAGACCTCGGGCATTTACATCGACAAGCGTGCGAATGAGTTCGGCATCACGCGCAAACCGGGCTATAAGGCGACGGTCACGCTGACGCTGACCGGTGCGCAGGGGTGTTTTGTCCCGGCGGGCACGCGGTTTACGACCGAGGACGGCCTGCAATTTGAGACGCTGTCCTCGGTGACCATCGGCCTGACCGGTACGGCAGACGTGGCGGCAGCCGCGGTCGAGCTGGGCACGCTGTACAACGTCCCGGCGGAGCGCATTGTCAAACCCGTGCAGCCGGTGTCCAAATTGGACACGGTCACGAACAAACAACCAGCCGAGGGCGGCATGGACGAGGAGACCGACGCGGCGCTGCTCGCCCGGCTGTACGCCCACTGGCGCGAGCCTGCCACCAGCAGCAACCGGTACGACTACGAGCACTGGGCGATGGCGGTCACGGGCATCGGCGCGGCGCGGTGCATTGAGATCTGGGACGGCCCGGGCACGGTCAAGGTCATCGTCGCCAGCATGGAGGTCAAACCCGTGGACGAGGAGCTGGTCGAACGGGTCGCGGCCTACATCGAGGAAAAACGCGCGGTCGGGGCAGAGGTTACGGTCGTGAGTGCTCAGGGTGTGGACATCCGCATTGCCGCCACCGTCCAGCTGACCGAGGGCGCACAGATTGCGTCTGTGCAGCAGAAATTCGAGGCTGCCGTGCAGGATTACATCGCCCAGACCGTCTTTGACAACCCTTTTTTATCCTATAACCGGCTGGCGTTCCTGCTCATGGGCGTGCCCGGCGTGCGCGATTACACCGCGCTGACCCTAAACGGCGGACAGGATAACATTGATTTGCCGCTCGGACAGGTGCCCGTCCTGCAAAGTGTGGAGGTGAGTGCCGGTGTTGGCTGAACTGATTCCCGAACGCCTGCGCAAAATCCCTGAGCTGATGGCCGTCATCGGGGCCGAAGAGCCAGAAACGCAGGCGGCGTATGACGCGACGGTCGATTTTCTGGCACAGCTGAACGTCGATACCGCCACTTGGGGACTGGATCTGTGGGAGTTTGAATACGGCATCCAGACCGATGCAAGTAAGTCGCTGGACGCACGCAGAACCGCACTCAAAGCCAAAATGCGCGGCGCTGCCACCACGACAGCCGCTCAGATTCAGCGTATCGTGAACGCCTACACGGGAAACGACAGCTGCGAGGTGACCGAGTACCCGAGGGAGTATCTGGTGGGCGTGTCGTACACGCTCGACCGGGACAGACAGGATCGCGTGGAAGCCTGCCGCACGTCGCTGCGCGAGGCTTTGCCTGCACACCTGGGACTTGTTCAAGAGGTAAGTGCTCCGACTGAGCGGGCAACCCTGTACCTCGGCGGTGCATTGATGCCGTCGCCTGTGACCACTCAGCTGCCGCAATACCTGCCGACCTATGGCGTTGTCCCGGCCTATCCGGGCGGCGTGATGTGCAGCGTAACAACCCTCAGAC